AATAAAGGTAAAAATAAAATTAGAAATTGAAGAAGAAATAGAGATTGAAGCACATGATTTGACGAATCGAAGCATTGATGAGTACATGGACATGGTAGAGGATAATCTACATGATTATGTATACTTTAGTTTAGATTGGGAGTTGGTAGATTAATGAGTGCGTTTGGAGATACTATTAAGGAAAGACTAAATGAACTAATTGAAGAATTAGAGGCATTGAGAAAGGCTGATGAGGCTTGTGATTATGCTCTACACCACATATACAATGTGGAAAGGTGTTTACCAAGTGGCATATATATGAGTAATCATCCATATATGGAGATGGAAGAAGTACAATCCGAGATACAAGAAAGAATAACAGAATTAGAATATAAGATAGGAGAGATATAAAATGACTGAATTAAAAAGAGAATATTGGAGTGAGACATTACTTTGTAATAGCGGAAAAGTAAAAATTGACAGAAGAGAGATTGCGGCAATAGTCGAAAGAGATTTAGTAAAATATTCAGAACTAGATATACACTTAAAGTCCGGTAGTATCTTTACCGTAAAAGAATATGACGAAAATACGATAGCAAATCTGTACTTGACAGAATCACCACATGAAGAAGTCAAGGTAGTTCCTAATAGAGGTGATTGAATGAACGCAGAGAATGAATGTATTTGTGGTAAAAGTAAAGGTAAAAAACCTATGTACCCTAGTATATGCGGTAAATGTGGAGGTTGGTTCTGATGAGTAGTATTGAGGAAAAAGTAATTGCTGAGATTAGAGAACGTGCTAAAAAAGGCGAGGCTAAATACGGTACTACAATGGATAGGAGTGACTTATCTCTAAAGGAATGGTTACAACATCTAAAAGAAGAATTGATGGATGGTGTAATTTACACGCAGAAAATTATTGATATAGTTTCTTCTGATGTACCTATTCTAGCAGATTTACTATTCTTTGATGAGCCACAGATAACTTTAAGTGATGAAACGGAGTCGGAGTAATATGAAGAGACACGCCAAAACAAGACAGGCCATTAGCAACACTTTGCGAGAAAAAGGCGAGCCAATGACAGCAGAAGAAATATATCATAGTATTAATATGAGAAAAGTAAGTAATGCTAAAGCAGTTAGTAATATCTTAAAAGGAATGAAGAATGTTAAAGTTATCAAAAATGGACACAAAGTATTCATGGGTAGTAGACACACAGCAGGTTGTACATCATACAGAGTCAATACATATATTTACGATGATGAGGGGGCAGAAGTATGAGAAAGTATAGCGAAGTTTTAGCGGAAAAGAAAGCAGCAGAAGAGGCTGAAAAACTTACAAGAGAAAATATGACTGATGAAGATAAGTTACATGAGTACCGTATCTTAATTAGTGATATGCGTAAGTACATGAGTATAGGTTCATGGGGTAAAAAGACCCCCAAGAAAGTAACTGATGAGTTTAGAAGTCTTATGAGTAAAGCAAATGCTGTTCATGTTGAGAGGATGCAGTATGAGTCAGAAGAGTGATTATTTTATCATAAAAGTAAAACACTTAGAGTTAGAAGAGGCAACACCCTATACTAGAGTAAGTGAAGGTAGTAGAAAAGGTAAATCATTCTACAAAAAACCTACAATACTTTTAAGGGATAAGCAACTCAATAGAGTTTTTGCTATACTTGATACCAGTATCTTCTCAAGATTTATTATGTCTATGGATAATGAAGTATCATTTTTAGATTGTAATCATTGGCTCTCTTTATCCATAGATGGTGAAATAGATTTCTATGATTTAGTATTATCATTCATACAAGATTATCCCGATACATCTTTCGGTGTGTGGGTTACTTCGGGTATCATACACGGTATTGATGACGGGGCATGGGATAGTAAAAGTAAATATCTTGTGGAATTATACGAACAATTACCTGCTTATCTCATGCACAAACCTGCTGATTGGGATTCATACATGAGAATGAGTAAGATAGATGGTAAAATGTACCCCACACTTGTTTATATTAACGGTAAAAAAACGATAGAAATAGTGTGTGCTACACAGCGTACTTACATTGTCGGTAGGTATGAGGTAGGTGATGGGTTTATTCAGCCTCTACGTACTTCTATGCTATCATTTTGGGCACATCTAGTACCACTAGAGATATTCCATGATGAGGTAGAAAAACATTTAGATGCTATGGATAATATTAACGTAAAAGAACTACCCGAACAACCATTTACTAAAGCAAGAGCAAATAGTATAGATTTTGCAGATAGAAATAGACTAGAATATGAAAATTATTTATTAATTTTTCAATAATTAGGAGGTGTACAAAAAAAATAAAACGTGCTACTGCTCTATTATTTTTTAATTTTTTAATTTCTTCAATAGTATGTATGGTATTAGGTTAGTCTCTAAAACATTATAGAAGAAATAAAAAAAATAAACAATAGGCTTTCAGTACAGCGTTTTATTATTTTTGTAGGCAACATAACAAAAGAAAATAATTAAAACCGTAATACAGGAGTGGAAAAAATATGAGTAAGAGAAGCGGAGCGTTGAACAAGAGGTTTCAAACTGAGGTCTACAAGTATGTCAGCCAACACGGACAAAAAAATACAAGGGAAATAACTGATTGGTATAATGATAGAATGAATAAGAAAGGTATGAAGGCTAAAGATAGTATTTCTTGTATAAGGGCGGCAGCAGTATTGAATAGAAGCATACTTTTTGAAAAGATGGGTAACATACCACACCGATACACTTCGGCTAATAATATTATATCTATATGGGATGTAAGACCAATTAATGTGGCAGTAGAAAAAGTATTATTATCGAAAAAACAACTACATAGATTTCCCAAGTTTTTGAGAGATGCAGTACAGGAGAGGATGAACAATGATGAATGAAAAAATAGTACAACAAATGGGCGATACAGATTTAGTATGGTTAAAAAATGTAACAGTAGAGCCTACGTCTCTATTAGTGTATTTTCAAGGAGAGCAAGGTTTTGCATCTTTCGTGGCGTGTAGTGGATTAGTAGGTGAAGAAAAACCTGTATGTAAGATATTTTCCAAACTACATAACGTAGAGCCAATGAATAGTGTACCTAACCCAAGTTTCCCCGAATGGAGAATGTATGAATTATACAACAATGTAGGTAGAAGATATTTCATTCTTCGTATGTCCCATACTTATGTTGTCAATCAAGATAAAACTAAGGCGTGGTTGTATAACTATCCTGTGATGAGAGATATAGTTTTAGCGTTAAATAAACTAGGAGTAGATGAGATGTCATACCTTACTACAAATATCATGCAAGAATATCTGTATGAAGATATGTTACAAATACCCGATGATGATGTGTTAGTTTATGATTACGGTAGAAAAACAGAAAAGGCATTTTTCGTGAATAGTGGAGAATCTACTGATAGACAATTGATAATGCCTCCACCATCGTGGATGTTTTCTGAGGTCTTTGAAAACTTTTCCGATAAAAATAAAGGTAATTACCTAATCGTTTGTAGTAATACAAAAAGTACTTTTGTCAATACTAAATCCGTAGATGCATTAGTAAAGTTTTTATCCGAGACACACTTCCTTAATATTGACCCTAACTATATGTTACAGGTGGAAGAGGCACTATTAGATATAGAAGGACATACAACAGGTGAGTAAATGAGTACACAAATAAGGAGATTTAATGTCTTTGAAAAGACAATAGAGTTTGCACGTAGAAATTACTTCGTAGATGTAGAAGATAAAATACCTATCTTTCTATGTAGTGTAGGTGGACATCTTTTTAATACCTTAAATAAATGTAGCCGTTGTGATTTTGACCCCGATAGTCCATTAGTAAATCAAGAGGATGGTGATTTCGTTATAGAAAACTGTCCTCTTAGGCATGACAATATGCCGTTCTATACTCCTATGTCTCAGTTGCCCGATACACGTATTCATATATTGATGAGAGGACAAAAAGGTTCGGGTAAATCTGTATTGATTCTTATGTTCTTAGCAGAGGGTACAGGGCTACTATACAATAGTAACCAAGATTTAGGGCAAGGTGTTAGAACAATGATGGGTGCTAACTCTATTACTGAGGCGGGTATGTTCGGGTCGGTAGATGAAGAAGGTAACATAGCAGGGCGACCAATCGCTAGAGAAATGTGTGGTGGATTCTTAGGCTTTGAAGAGTTTTCTTCTATGTCTGATGCATCTAAAAAAGACCACAGCCTAGACATGAAGAATCAGTTGCTTACCTCACTAGATAATGGTAGAGTACAAAAGGCTATGAGAAATGGTTGGGTAAATTACACTACTAGGTATTCTATATGGGCGGGTACACAACCCGCTAGATTTGAGTTAGATAGTGGTCTTGATAGACGTTTCTTTATCATAGATATAGAGATGACACCGGAGAAAGAAAGAGCATATAAAATAGCACAGCATCGTCAAGCAAATATGCAGACAGAAGAGAGGGCAGAATTGGCTAATCTTAACATGGAGATTCGTGCATGGATTAGACACAGGATAGAAACGGCAGTCGCTAATCCACCGACAGGAATATTATTCGAGGATGATATTATGGAGTGGATAGACCGACCCGATGTACGTTCTTTTGAGGCAGATTTATTCCGTAGAATGTGTATTGGGTATGCTATGATGCAGCCGGAATATCGTGGTGGAGAACCATTGATTATTAGACTTGATGATACTTTAAGGGAAATACTAAATCAATCACTAAACATGAGAAGGACAGTAATGGATGCAGACCTAGACTTGATAAGGTCGGCATTTTGGATGAAGGATATACCTAAGAGTCAATTGTTGAAGGAGATTTCTAGGATGATTACTAACGGAGATTATCAGTCGGCAAAGAGATGGTTGATAGAAAATCTTGAGTCTCAGACATGGTACACCGAACATGAACCTGCTGTAAAAAGGCGTGGCCGAAAAGGTGTTATTTGTCGGTTTGGTAATGTTAGTGAAAGTGTAGAAAATATTGATTGGGGGGTACGTAAAAATGCATAAAGAATTAAAGGGAAGATTAAGTAAAAGAACAATGAGTAAACAAAACGATTCTATGAAATGTGCTGCTAGGTATCTTTTAGGTAAAAGTACTCCACGTACTGCTGCTGAATGTTACGAACATATGACATACAAAAGTGGTAGATTGTATAGATTAAGTGCTAGGTCAATATCTCTAAGAACATTAGAAAGTAGGATGAATAGACACCCTATAATAAAAAAATACGATACTAAACCTAGAACATACTCTTGTCAGTTAAAGGACTACGAAGAGTATTTTGATTGCGACCCGTCTTATGACTATACAGACCAATCAGTAGAAAATAAATCTAGACCGACAAGACCATCACAGAGGGATAACAATGAAAAGTAAAAGAGAAATAGAAATGAGACTACACAACGAACATGATGCTTTTGCGATAGAAATATTGCGTTGGGTATTAGAAGGCGATTGTGATTTCTGTCAGCATAAAAACAGAAAGGAAATGGAATTAGATGTACATACAGGAGATTCTTCACCTGCGTATCTTGAAGGTAAATATAACTGGCCGGATGGCACAGTCATGCATCATATGGACTATCATATGGAATATGACCCATCGGAGGCTAAACACGTAGAAGAGGCACGTTCTCAGTCTATCAACACCCTAGATGCGGCAGAAGATATAGTGAAGAGGATTCAATCTTATCTAGATGAATTAGAGATAAGAAAGGAAGCAGAAGGTGGCATTACTAGTGAGTTCGTAGCAGATGCAGCAAGATTGATAGGACAGGCTAATACTTCCTTAAAACTAGTTGGGCAGTTGAAGAAAGAAATTGGTGTAGATTCTCAGTTACTTTTAGCACAAATGCAAATGTCTGATGTCAGTAGAATCTTAGTAGATGTTCTTGGACACGACCACTTACTATTAGATAGTGTAGAAAGGAAACTAAATGCTTTATCCGCACCTGTTATAGATGTAGATTATACAGAGGTGGTAGAGTGAGTAAAAAGTGGCGTAACAAACCTACACGCATGATGATTAATCGTACTTTAGAGAAAAAAGAAATACCTAATCTTATCGAGGCTATGGCCGAAGATGGTGTTAGTGCCTACATAACTAGTAATGGTATAGTGTGGTATCATGCCGAATACAAAGTAGCCAAGAATGTTATAGGTGATGTATGGGGACTATCTCCTACACAAATGGATAGAGTAAACAATTACATATATGGTAATGACCCATTTGTTAATCTTTATAAAGACGAATACAAAAAAATTGACTAAAAAAATTGAAAGGGGGTATAGGCATTATAATTTTTACAAAAGACCCTACACCATTTATGACAGGAGATTATCTTGTTATGTATGGTAAATTAGATACTGCCCCAACAAATGCTAGTATTACTTACATATTACATACAGATAAGTTTGGGGTAAAAGAAGTGGAACAATGGAGTCCTGTAATACAAAACAGATTAGTTATTGTTACCGAAAAAGCACCTAGAGTAACTAAGAAGATAGAAGATTTAGTAGTAGTTGACGATAAGTTGCTCATAAAATCTAAGGATAATTACTTCGGCTCTATCAAATCTTTACTCACATGGAGCGATAGAAAAAGAGTGAGCAAGGTTATACAAGACACGCCTTTACCATTAGTTATTGCTTTCTTAAAACAAAACGATGTAGACATAGAAGTGTGGCGGAGTCTAGCGAAAACATACAAAGTATTACCGGAAAAGTACTCTAGGGCTTTATTGGCTTACAAGATTAAACCTAAAAATATGCGGGTCAATTGGCCTAAAAAGAAAACTAAGGAAAAAGAAAGACCGGACATTTTTGAACATGATGATGAACATTGGGAGTATATAAAGGACAACTCTATAACCGTAGCCAACCACTTACGTAAACGTAAGAAGGTGAGTGAGGAATGGGTTTAATTATCGACATTTTTATTTTCTTAATAATAATTTTTTTATTGTCTTTACCTGTCTTTATTTTGTTTGTATATCTTCATGGGTTTGATGCATTGGTTGATGAGTTTAGACCTTATGGGTATATAGAAAGGCGGAGAGAAAGTTCTAGAACAATAAATCAAAGGGATGCCGACAATTATCTAGCAAATAGTGTTTTTTGGTCGGATATGGGAAACCATTAATAAGAACCATAGTGATAACATTTATACATGAGTGCAAACAACCGACGGGTTCGTCGGCTTATCGTAGACATCCTATGGAAACATGGGGCTATGACTAAAGAAGCAGTTGCACAAAGGCTTTCTAGTGATAAAAATGTTAGGGCAGTACCTTCACCCCATAGTTTATCGGCTCTTTTATCTAAGAATCCTCAGATTGTTGCTGTCGGCTCTGAGAAAGTAGAGAATGCTGTCGGCCTAAAGGCTAGTCATCTTATTTATGACATAAATAGAGATTTAATCAAGGCAGAAGAGGACATAGTTTATAGTCGTACTCCTACCGTGATGACACCAACACAAAGGAGACAAGCCGAACAATGTACGTGTGGAAGGATAAGGGTTTTTCCACCGGATTCAAAGGTTTGTCTACATTGTGTTAGGAATAATTCATAACACACTAATGGAGTAGATATACATGGGGGAGATGATGCGAGAGGATATTAGTAGCATTCTGTCAGCCATGTATCATACCCACCATAATTACGACCTATCGTATTTACTCTCTCCCGCCCACATTTCCGAAAGTAATTTTATCAGAACAGTATTAGATTACTTTACAGACCCCGATGAAGATGAGGAAATGGATGAGGTGATTGCAGAAAGATTGTCTCCCGAATATCTAAAGGGTATAATGATGGGTATTGTTATAGCACTAGATACTGAGAAGTTTCACGGTGAGATGATGGGTAGAAGTAGTCATGGTGAGATTCTACATTTGTTCGATGCAGCCAACGCATTCCTGTTAGAGTCATTAAATAGATAATATTTATAACCCTAATACAACACAGTTTTTCTCATGGTAACATGGGCTACTAAATACAGACCGACAAGTTTCGATGAAATGGTAGCCAACGATTACTGTCTAGGCTACAACCAACATATTCTACTACACAGTAAACAAGCGGGTGTAGGTAAGACTACCTATGCTCACGTTCTTGCTAATCACATGGGCTTCCCTCTACATATATTCAATGCTTCTTCTAAGAATACTAGAGGTATAGCGTTTGTAGAAGAAGAGTTGTTACCTTTGACACGTTCGGGTAACTATAATCAATACATCTTGTTAGACGAAGCAGACCAATTGACACCGGAAGCACAGGGCGCTTTGAAAGGCGTGATAGAGAATGCACAAGGTTACTTTATTCTTACTTGTAATAATATCGAAAAAGTAAGTCCTTATTTACGTTCTCGATGTAAGTTAATGGAGTTTAGACCGATAGAGATAGATGAGATGTTAAAGAGACTACGACAGATTGTTGTAGCCGAAAATGTGATTATAACAGAGGCACATCTTCGTATGATTTGTGAAGCACATAGTGGCGATTTAAGAAATGCTATCAATGCTTTACAGGCTTACGATTCTTTAGGTGAAGAGAAAGGTAAAGCATTCGTACATAGTTTAACGGTAAAAGAGTTTGATAGTAAGTTTCTATTAACTTTATGTTTCAGAGAAAAGGATTTCAAGAATGCTGTAAAGTTCTTTGGTAAGAACGATGTAAGGCAGACCATAAGAAGCGTATTTGATTACGCAATAGAGTCCGACGCTAGTAGCGAAGGCAAAATGACAGTCATTGATGCGGCTATAACAGCCGAAAGGGATTTAATTAGCGGTATTGACGAAGATATTGTTAAGGGTAATTTCTTAAGAATGCTAATGCAACCGCATTCTTTATAACCGTATTAATGGACACGATAAAATAACTGAGGTATTAAAGATGTCAAATCAGATGCTTGAAAATATTGCTAAAACATTGAACGTCGCACCGGAGATGGTGCAAGAGAGGGCTGATACAGTCCTTGTAGAGCAGGGTGCTGCATGGAAAAATGCAGGTCGCTCTGATGAGGATTGTGCCGTACTTGCATTAAGAGTTGCGGGTCGCCAAATCTCTTCTGAAACTGCTAGACTAAAAAGAACAGGCTCGGATGTCTACGAAGGTATGTTCATTTCTGTACCACGACCTAAAGAATGGGGTAAAATCCTATACAATAAGATGAAGAATCAACTTATGACTGCTACTGATGATGTACGTCAAGTACTGATTGATAGTGGAGCAGTTGTTGTCTTTGAAGATAACAATGACGGCACATACACAAGACTTGCGGCAGAAATGTTCGGTATCGGTACTGAGTCTGACGTATCTTCTCTACCAAAACACACAATGAGACTAGATGGTAACACACATTTCTATGTAGTGTGGGATAAAAACAACCCAACATTCCCGTCCGGTGATGCTAACTTCAAATACGGTGCGCCTCGCCCTCAAGATGAGAGAGAAAGAACATCATTGTTCTATGGTCGTAAACAAGGAACTAATGATTCCTTAAAAATACTTAAAGTAAGTGGTAATGGTGCTGCTGCTGATAGGCAGTTCCCTACATTTACTCCATTAACTATTCCTATGAAGGGTGGTAATAATGATAGATGTTACCTAAATGCTGATGTCTCAGTACCTACTACTGATGCTTCTTTGGCTAATCTGTTTAGTGGTTCACCTACTGATATTATTGGTGATTTGATTGGTAATGAAAATCTTCTACCTAGTCTCGCAGGTTTAGGTACTTACTACGATACCTTCAACGGTCAAGAAGGTTGGTGGGATAGAAACTGTGCTGTTATTACTGAGGTAATACACATAGACCCAAGAGACAATGGCGGTTACATCCTAGTATGTGCTGATACAGATATTACTTCTATGGCAGGTACAGTTGATGTATATTGTGATGAAGAAATTGACTTTGCAGTAGGAACAAAGATGCTACTACTAGGTGGGGCTTGGAGAAGCAGAGAAGGTGAAGATAGGCTATCAGTCAATGGTTGGTATGCTTTCGACGCTATCCCTCAAATGGTAGAGCCTGTCGTTGAAAACGATGGGTGGGAACAATGAAGGCCGTAGGAGAATACGTTATCCTAAAGATGGCTGAGACAATAAGTACCACAGGTCTTATTACCGCAAAAGAATATGTCGTAGATAGTATTGGTTCTCTCGTACCCCTAGCAATAGGGGTCGGAGACACCGTACTATTCAATGGTGATAAGATACAAATGACATTGGATGATGGTAGGGTTTGTGTACATTATTCTGACCTTTTAGCATTTGACGGTGAAGAAGTACCGTACTACATAGGTGGAGAAGAATACTACGACCAAGATTTACATGACGATTTTATATGAGGTATTTTTATGGAAACAATATTAACAGGAATGGAAGCAAAGAGTAAATTACTCAAAGGTGTGAACAAGGTTGCTAACGCAGTCAAAGGTACTTTAGGGGTAAATGCAAGAACGGTTATTATTCAGAACCCTGCGGGTATGCCCGTCATTCTTAATGATGGTGTTACTGTTGCTAGGGCTATCAATGATAAAGACCCCTATGTACAAATGGGTATAGACCTTCTTAAAGAGGTTGCATCGGAAGCACAGGAAAAATCGGGCGATGGTACTACTACTGCTACGCTTATAGCACAGGCTTTGTGTAATGGTTCTCTTACCTTAATAGAACAGGGTGTTAGTCCTATTGTTATAAGAGATGCTTTGGGTTATTACTTAGAAGAGACAATAGATTATCTTAACGACATTAAAACTGATGATTTCTCTATTGAAGATGTGGCTACTATCGCCGCTAACAATGACCCCGAATTAGGTAAAATGATAGCAGAGGTTATTAGTAATACAGGTAGTGAAGGTACTATTACGATAGAAAAAAGTCCTACCTATGAAACATACACGGAAGATGTACAGGGATTGGAAGTTTTGGCGGGCTACGCACACAACATTATGATTAACAGTCCGAAGGCTAGGTGCATCTTAGATAACCCTATGGTTGTAGTTACTACTGAAAGGATAGAGACATTCAATGCATTGATACCTTCTCTAGAACTAGCGGTAAATGCTAACAAACCTATCGTTATATTCTGTGCTGACTTTAATCATCAAGCGTTGCAGAATCTTTTAGTCAATATAGCACAAGGTAAAATAAGTGCGTTGTTAGTCAAACCTTCGGGTATGCCGGAAGAACAACAAGCATGGTTAGAAGATATAGCGTTAGTTACTAAGAGTAATTTGTTTAAGACTTCTCTAGGAGAATCTATCACGAAACTAACGTCATTTGATGTTGGCTCTTGTGAGAAAATACAATCTTCTGCTTTGACTACTATTATAACATCGAGTGGTGAATCGTCGGATGAATTAAAAGACCATATAACATCCTTAACTTCTTTTAAGGAAGAAGCAACTAATGATTGGATGCAGCAGTATTATCAAAACCGTATATCAAGATTGACTAACGGTATATCTAAAATATATGTCGGTGGTAAATCAGAAGTCGAACAACTAGAAAGAAAGGAACGTGTAGATGATGCAGTAAACGCCTGTCGTTTGGCTATGGATAGTGGCGTGGTCGCAGGTGGTGGTTCAGCACTATATTTTGCTAGAATGAAATTGTCACAACACCCCGAAGATGTTGATTATCATATTAAGAAATTATTTAATCTTGGGTTATTAGCGCCTATAACTGCAATAATACAGAATGCAGGTAATAATACGGGCGAGATACCTATACATACGTACAAACAATATATTTGCGGTAAAACTACTGAGGTTAGAAACGCATTTAATGATGGAGTTATTGACCCCGTACAGGTTACAATTAACAGTTTAGAATCTGCGGTTAGCGTGGCAGCATTACTTCTTATGACTGATGCAGCGATACTAACTGAAAGTTTATAACCCTAATACATCAGAGGAATATATATGAGCGCATGGGGAACACAAGCAACACCTACGACTACACCAAAGACTGCTGAACCTGTAAATAGATTCGATGAATCTTATTACAAGAATCTGTTTGAGAACAATACTATACAGGCTATAACACATCGTGCGGCCTTTGTAGGACACGAAAACACGGCTAAAACAGGTTTGGCTCTCTCTTGTTTGACTAAAGAAATAGAAGCGGGTAAAACAATCTATATTTTTGACATAGATAACTCTGCAAAGTCTACCGTAGACCATGTGTTTCCCAATGCCTCTAATATAGTTGTATTGCCTTTACATGATGAGACTGATGATTCTATCTTTGATGAGGATAACAACGTAGACTACAAGGCTCTACTTGACAAGACATCTTGGTATGTTAATATACTTGCTGAGAAAGTTAAGAATGACCCCGACTCAGTAGGTGGTGTCATCTTTGATGGTGGCTCTACATTCTTGAAATGGTGTGAACACGCTATGAGAGCATCATTACTAAGTCGTGGTGTCATTGAAACAGAAGATGGTACTTTTAACCAAAAAGAATGGCGAGAGAGAAACAGACTTTACAGGAATGTTCTGACTAGATTACACAGTCTTAACGTGGCTAAAGTTTACTTTACTTTCCATCTCAAAGCAGTACAGCAATATATGGATGACGGTACAGGTAAAAAGGTACTAATGACTGTTGGTTTTAGACCGGAATGGGAAAAGGGTACTATGCGTAAGTTCTCACAACAAGTTTTCCTAAACCGATACATGAAGAAGGCTGACCCTGCTTCCGGTGTTGAGGGTGATAGAACACTCAACGAAGGTGAATGGGTTGTACGTGCTACCATAGAAGAAATGAAGGGTAACAACATAGAAATGGTGGGTACAAAGCACGACATTCTAAAAGTTTCCAATGGCAACGTAGAGTGGTTAGGTCTACCGTTTATGGAGTGATTATATGATTACCGTTGATGGCACGTCTTTAACGTGGTTACTTACCTTGTCCCAAAGAAAGCAAAATGTTTCGGGAAAGGTAACACCACAGGTTCATTCTTTAATGATGAGAGCAGCAAGTGGTAGACTTACTGCTTGCTCTCTTGTCAAAGATGGTCTTACTTCATTGACTTTGTTGTCTATACCTTGTTCCGGTGAAGGAGACTTTGCTATATCTGATATAGAGGCATTTTTGGGTGCATTGAAATATCATGGTGGTGTTATTAGATTGGAGATTGGAGAAGATAAAATTATCTTAAAATCATCTAACAAACAAACTACTATGACTTCTTCTGATAAGGCTCTAGCATTTCCTCACACATCTTCTAATGTAGCAGAGTGGGAAGCGAAATCTGTTAGGTTGGCTACGAAGATAGATTTGACTGATACAACATATATGCTCAATAGTGGCGCTAAAAGAAAGCCGTTTGCATCTTGGGAGGGTATTGATACCACTACCTTATACGAGGCGTTTAGATGCGACAATATGAATAATCAAAGATATAACAAATACAAAATAATTTCTGACGAAAATGGTTTATGTGTAGAAGTTGGAAAACAACTTAAAGGTAAAACTATCTCTCAGATTGACCCGAAACCACAAGATGTATTTGAAGCCGACTACAATGGCGGTTTAGAGTATGTTTTCAAAGAGTTGACAGGAACGGCTGATATACACTTCTTTAACTTTGTACCCGAAGGACAGGGTATTAGAATGCTAATTACATTAGGTGATGGCGACTTTATTTTCCAAGCAGGTAACTTGGGGTGATTAAATGGATATAGAAATGACAGGATTAGAATTAGGGAAAAACAAAAGAATGATTGACGGGTACGAGGTTACTATTACCATAATACCTACTGACTCACAACCTCTGTATAGAGATTATGAGTGGCTACACGCACAGTATGTAAAACACAATAAGAATATGCAAACTATTGCTACCGAATGTGGAGTAACGCCTATGTGTATCAATAACTGGCTACGTCGCCACAACATTGATACCCGTAGTAGAGGCGCTAGAAGGTTGGATTGATATGGTTAATTACACACAGCGTTGGCCTAACTGTGAAAGATGTGGGGCTAATTTTTCTTGGGTTTTTGTAGAACATATAGAAAATGCCGAGATATATGAATGCGAGCATTGTAATGACCTTAAGATATTTAGGCATGATGTGGAATGATTGTAGAGAAAACTAATGGTAGAAATGTTCTCATAAGGGCTAGAGACAGTAATGGTAAAAGATACGAGAAAACTATTAGTGGTTACTGGCCTTACTGTTACATAGAAGATGCGAACGTACCATATGTTGCAGAGGCAGTAAGGACTGAGGCAGGTTATACTGGATTGTATGGCGAGTCTCTGACTAAAGTATATTGCGCCACGCCTCACGATGTAAGACAGGTATCTTATGCAGGGCCTACATGGGAAGCAAATATACCTTACACAAATAAAGTGCTATGTGATTATATTAATGACGGTAACGAACCTATACCTAACTATAAACATAGAACATGGTATCTTGATTGTGAGTGGTCGCCAACGACAGGACACATGAGAGTGATTGTAGCCTATGATAATTTTACCGGAAAAGAATATGTATGGTTTGTAGAAAATACACTTTCCGATAGAGACTTAAAGGATGGTGAAGGTGTACCGTATTCTGAGTTAGGAGAATACAAGTACGAAACGCCCGCTATGGGATTCCCTAGTGAGCGTTCTATGCTTATACATTTTATGAGAATACTAAAGAACTGCGACCCCGATATTATTACAGGGTGGTATGTAGTAGGTGCTGACATAAAGCAGATAGTAGAGCGTACTAGAGCGTGTGGGCTGCCTTCCTATGCTCTATCACCACTTAGACGATTAAGGTATGAGTATGGTGATTGGGAACAACCAATAGTGGGTAGGAATTGTATAGACTTGATGCTTGCTGTTTCTAAACTATGGGAAATGAAGAATGGAAAACTACCCTCTTACAAACTAAACGACGTAGCAGAAGAAATATTGGGGGAAAAGAAAGTTGAGTTAGAAAAAGGACACGATGAATCTTGGTATGAAGATAGAGATTTGTACATACATTATTGTAGACAAGACGTTAGGTTACTACCTAAGTTAGATGATGCAGTAAACGCATTGGATTACTACACAGCATTACAACACATTGTACAATGTGAGATAAAAAGTACGCCCTTTATCACTAAGATGTTTACTAACTTAGTTTTAAGAGATAAGCAGTTTGATAGAAAAATACCTACGCAACCTCAATTCGCTAAAGTAGATTATGAGGGCGCTGAGATTCTAAAGGTAGAGGCAGGTGTATATGATAACGTAGGTATCTTAGATATAAGAGCCATGTATCATTCCAATGCTGCTAAGTATAACATCAGTTGGGACACACTAGATGAGAACGGTGTAGATTGTGGTAATGGTTCTAAGTTCACACAGGGAGAGCAAGGATTACTAGTAAGACAAATGGAATTGATGACTGGCTTTAGGAGTGAGTTCAAGATGAAGATGATTATGACCGAAGGTGATGAGAAAAAGAAGTGGGATTGTATGCAGTTTGCGGCCAAGACCCTTGTTGCTTCTATGTATGGTGTGGCCGGAGATGCTAAGTTTGGTATGTATCACCCCGAAATAGCGGCTGCTATTACATACACGTCTAGGCAGACTCTAGGACAACTTATGGATGAGGCTAAAAGGGTAGGGTTTGACGTTATCTATGGACATACTGATTCTGTATTCTGCGTTATACCTACACCGGAAGAAGGTCTACAAAAATTAGAGTTAATTAATGAAAGAATGAAGCCCATTGTTACTGAGTTTGAGAAGTGGTGTTCTCGTATAATAATGGTGGCTAAGAATAGATATACAGGTATGGTTACTTGGACTGATGGTAAGTATCATGAGCCAAACATTTACGTTAAAGGTATTGAGATGAAGCAATCTCGTATGCCTCCTGTTATGAAAGCCGCCATGTTAGATACTATTACCGGAATATTAACTAATGAACAAGAGTCTGCTGTAACCGATAGACTGTCTGCTATGGTAGATTCAGTAATCAAGGGAGAAACAGACCCAATAGACCTATGTATGAAGGGTAAATTAGAGAGAGATATAAGCCAGTATAAAGTACTGTCCGGCTCATCAGCAGGTGCGGCATGGGCTAACGAATACCTAGGTAAAGGATATAGAAAAGGCTCATTCTTTTTAGTTACCTTAAATGAAAATGGTAAGTATATAGCATTTGACAACCCAAAGGATGTAGAGGGAATAGAAACCATAGGCAGTAAGGTTATGGTAGATAGATTTGTCATAAAAAAAATAAAGCCATACTTTGATTTGGCGGGGTGGAGTACGCAACCGATAGAAAATGCTAGAAATGGTTTAGCAAACATGGGTTGGGTATAAAACTTTATAATAGTAGTAATAAGGTGAGATAAATATGAAAGATGAAGATGTGCAGAC